ACGATCTTGACCATATCGGCCTCGGCCTCGGACAGATCATCGTACTTGATCGCAACGCCGTCGCCCTCAGGGTAGTTGGCCTGGATGCCGCTCAGGTCGCCGACAATGGCATAGACAGCGTTCGCGGCAGCGGCGCTGTACGCGGGCAGGGCAGACGTGAACAGAACGGGCATACCCATGAACGGGTCAAAGTTGAAGCTGCCGCCCGCCTGAGCCGCAAGGAACTCGGCATAGGTCAGCTTGTTCATGATGATGACGTTATTGGTCGCCTCATCGGACAGTGCGGAGAAGGCAGTGCCGACAGTGGTCAGGGACGGCGCAGCGGAAACCTTCGTCACGCCGACAGCGGTCGCGGAAGAAGCGGCAGGCGCACCGGAAACAGCGCCGACAGCAGTGGCGACAACCTTGCGGATGATCTGATAGGTCAGTTCGTCATACACATAGCGCAGGAAGGCTTCGCCGCCCATCGTAACGGCCTCGTCCGAAATGCGGACGAACTTCTTGATGGTCTGCGGAACCATGTTGACAATGCCGATCTGCAGATTCTCCTCGGCAATCGCGGAATCGCCCTCGGCGTGAACAACGGCAGGGTCAGCGGAAAGCTCAAAGGCGACTTTCAGGTTGCCACGGAAGAAGGTCTTGCGAAGACGGCGGGCAATCTCATCCCGCTCCCAGGCAGTGCGGACGATTTCATCAACAAGCGTCGGCACAGGCACAGGGCCGTCCTTGCCGGTGATGTTCCCGGCGTTGTCGGTCAGGATAGCGCGGCACTCGGTGTCACGCCCGGTCTTGATGTACTCAGCGTAAGCGTCCACATAGGACGGCATGGAACGGATCTCGTCAAAGGTCATTTTGTGTTCCTCCTCGGTCTGAATTTTGTTGGTAACTTCGCCTGCGCCGTTAGCGACGGCGGCGCGAAGGTCAGTCTTGCGCTGTTCGGCCTGCTTGCGGTTTTCGATCTCCTCGTTGATACCGCGCACTTCAGCCTCAAGCGCGTCAAGGTCAGCGTCTTCCTTGTCCAGTTCCGCAGCAATAGCGGAACGGCGCTCAAGCAGCTGCTCGATGCTCATAGCGGAAAAGTCCATTACTTTACCTCCATCAAAAGTCTGATTTTGCGTTTCTGCCGCTCCCGCTTTTCACGGGCAAGGAACTCCTCCTTGATTTCTGCGATAACTCCCTCGCAGTAATTGCGGGCAGATATAGAAGTAGCGTCATTAGCGGGAAGGCTAACGGCGCTAACATCGTACAGTTTGGAAATTTCAAGAATCGTTCGCAGGACAGTTACTGTCCTGACGCCGGTTTCTTCGTTGCGTTCCTCGGTTTCCTCGCGCTTGTCTTTGCCAACACGGAAACCAAAGGACATTTTATCGGTATAACCGCCTTCGATTTCCTCGAAAAGCTGTCTGCCGATCTCAGTGCCGCCAAGGTCTGCGCGGATGTGCAGGCCATGCGCGTCAGCGTCAAGGGCAAGCGTGTTGTTGCTTGTGCGGGCAAAAACCCTGCCTTTGTGGTCATACTGCATGATTACGTCACTCATGTCAGTGTTGTCAAAGGCCCTTGCGTCAACCTGTTCCATGAAGATATAGGTTTCCCCGGCGTAAGAATCGCGCCAAAGTTCGTAAGGCTGATTAAAAGTGGTTGCGTAGCCTTCAACCACCTTTTCGCCGTTGTCGGCGGTTCTGCGCTCAAAACGGGAAACGTCAAAGCTGCGGTACTGCCGCCCTTCGTCAAGTTTCGCCTGAATCGTTTTGGGTTCCATCGTTTTTCACCTCATCATTTACGTTGTAATACTCACCGCGCACCGGCAGCTGATCGCCAAACGGCGAAGGCAGCGGCGGCAGGTTCCAGATTTCGCGGATTTCGTTGCGGGTCATCAATCCACGGTCGGCCATCTGTGCGGAAACAGCAAGTTTGTCGGCGTTGCTCATGTAAGCAATCCTGTTAGCGGTCGCCATGACATAATTGCCTTGTGACTGTTCCCGGAACGTGAACAGCATCCGTGTCATAACTTCGGAAAACTGAATTGCCCAAGGTTCAATTGCGCCTTCGTAGAACGCCGCCCAGGTATCGGAATTGAACTTGTTCTGAAGAATGTCCTCGTTCACGCCGAAATACTCAAACACGTTTGCGCGGATCTCTTTCATCTGATCTGCGTCAACCGTGAAGGGCTTGCTCTCGATCTGCTTGATGTTCGCGTAGGTGTTCGGGAACAGAAGCAGGCCGTTGTTGTCGGCTTCGCTTGCAAGGTTCTCAGCGGTGAAACGCTTGCGTTCTTTCGCAAGGTCTTCGGCTTTGCTGAAGTTCGACAGCTGCGCCATGAAGCGGTACGTTGCCGCCGATTTCACGCCTTCCTTGATGCCCTGATCCTGAATATGAATCAGATCCATCGTGGGAATCAGTGCGCGGTTGTTTTCGCCGAAGAAATCATTCTTGAACTGCATCCGTGTCATAATGCCGCAGTATTCAAGTTCAACAGCGGCCTTCTGCCCCCTGCTGAATTCGTAACGCAGATAGGGAACGCCGTTGTACTGCACCATTTCACAGCGGTCAGGAACCGGCGTGAATATTCCGCTGATCTCTCCGTAATCGTCCCAAACCGGCGTTATAAACAGTGTGTTGCAGTTGTAATAGATCGTTGCGGACCTTGCAAGGAACTGTGACCACGTTTGAAATTCATTCGGGCCGTGTGCAAGCTTGCGCTGAAGCGCCGGTTTTGCAGCGCCGAAGGTCTTCACATCAAGCTTTGAAATATGCGTTGCCAAGGCGTTGATGCTTGCCCGGACAAGTTCGGATTCGTATATTTCGCCCCGGAAATTAGTGAAGCGCGGTTCGTATCCGTTGAGCATACGAAACGCGCCTTCATATTTCTGGTTTGGTTCTTTGGGCTTGTTACCAAACAGCCAATCAAAAAGCCCCATTTAGCACCACCTCAGTTTTTAAGTTGTTCCCCAATATCCGCATACCATTTTTGGCGCACTGTCATAGCGTCAAGAAGCGCCGCTGTGCCGTCTATGTGGACAGTAGGATTCAGCTTGACAAGCTTGCCCCTGCCGCGCTCAACGGACATTTTGATTGCACTGTTGAGCAAGTGCATTTTCAGAAGGTCATTGTCGCCGATATGGATCTTGTTATCTTCAAGCAGGCCTTGCGTTTCCTGAATGACCCCGTGAAGGTTGTCGCCCTGAAAAACATCGTCCATGTGAAATCCATACTGCCGCATTTGCTGTGTCAGATAATCTGCTGAATAGCGGTCATAGCCGATTTGGAGCGGGAACACCTGATATTGTTCAACAAGTTCGCGGAACCAGTTGTAACAATCGTTATAGTCAACGAAGTTGTCCCCTGACGGGAACAGCAAGCCTCGCTGAATGTAAATCTTGTATGGAACGCCGTCACGCTGTTCAGCTTCGTCTATCTTTTCGGACGGCAACCAGAACCGCGCGAAAACGTACAGTTCGCCGTCTTTCTCAATGACCACGCAGGCCGCTGTCAAATCTCGCGTCTGTGACAGGTCAATCCCGCCGACGCAATAGCTGTTTCTGAAATCCTCAAGGTTCAGCTGCTTGCCGCAGGCATGTTCCACAATCTGAGCGGGCAACCATGCAAGGGAACTGTTTTGCTTCAGACAGCAGTACTTCGTTATGAACTCTGCCTTCTTGCTCAAGGACCCTTCCGCAACGGCTATTTCCTCAAGCATATAATCAACGGAAACAGAAACCCCAAGATTAGGATTCGATTTCCGCAGTTCGTTGATGTCGTTCCACTTTTCAATGTCATCAATCATGTAAAGGAACGGCAAAAGCTTTTTCTCTTTGCTGTCCCCAAGCAGGAACCTTGTGGAACGTTTTACAAGTTCGTCATAGATCGAATCGTTGACATATCCTGAAGTAGTGCAGGACAGAAGCAGGCCTTCAGGCCTTGCGCCCATGCCTGACTTCATAACCTCATACTGCTTTAAGCCCTTGTCGCCTTCCCAAGCTGCGATTTCGTCGCAGATCGCAAGGGACGGGTTAAAACCATCTGAGCGCTTCGCGCTGAAGGCAATCTTCTTTACGTTGCTATTCGTTCCAGGTATCGCAAGGTCTGATTGCCGCCGCTTCGCGTGGTTGCTGTCATCGTGAACCTTTTTGTTATGTTCGTCACGAATCAGCTTCAGGTCTTCTTCGGCCTGCCATTCAGGGTCAAGCTGAATCATCTGCCATATGTTGTTATAAACAATGTCAGCCTGATCCAACTTCGGCGCTATGCAGTAAACCTTTGCACCAAAGCCGCCGTCAACCATGAATGTATATTTCCCGACGCCTGAAGCGAAGATTGACTTGCCGTTTTTCCTTGCGACAACAAGCAGAACCTCCCGGAACTGCCGCAGGCCGTTTTTGTCAACGATTCCAAAGACGGCAGATAGAAAAGCCTTCTGCCAAAGTTCAAGTTTTATTGCCCCAGGTGCAAGCGGCCCCTCCGTGTGAAAGCAGTGCGCTTCAAACCAATCGACGGCCTGATTTGCTTTCTTCTGATCATAGAAAAACGCTTTTGTTTCAAGGCCGTTGACCAAATATTCGTATAATAGCGTTATCCACTTGCCGACGACGATTGAACCATCTTTAATTTTCTGGTAGTATGCGAAAATATAATTATCTTCGCTGTTTTTCTTCCGTTTTCTCGGCATATCTCTCTTAGTCGCCTTTTTTCGAG